CCGCCCCCCCCCGCCACTGTTGGGACAAGAGAAGACAAGGATCTGACCTATGACCTTGAGCCATTCTCGACCGATCCTATCCGCTTACAGAATATCCTCGACCTGGAGCTGTCGTATGACAAGCGAAAGTCGGTAATCTATAACGACAAGGAGGCACTCCATGAATCGATCCATGACTATATCCTCGAGCAGTGGGCTAAGTCCAATGGTGGTGTCGTCCGAACGAGTGGTGAGCTGATGCCAGCACATACTCATTCAGGGGCGACGGGGAAGCGTAAGAAGGTTACGTCGGAAGATATCCTTGAGCTTCAGACTCAATTTGACCTTCAGAAGATCGCACAGGAAGGTCGATATCTGCTCCTGGATCCTGTGATGTACAATAAGCTCCTGGGGAGTCTGAGTGCGGCTGACAAGCATGCGTTCTTTGCTACCGCCGATGCCCAGCGAGGTATCCTCGGTCAGCTCTACGGCTTCCACATCATGAAGCGAGCTAAGGTTCTGCGCCTCAAGGCTGATGCAGAGACTATTCTCTTCGATGGAGATGCCCACGAGGCTACAGAGCTTGGTGCTGGTCTCGCCTGGCAGGAGGGCTGTGTTTCACGTGCTATTGGCGAAACCAATATGTACTACGAAGAATCAAGCCCAGAGTACTATGGTGAAGTGATGTCCTTTGACCAGCGTGCAGGGGGCTCAGGTCGTCGATTCGATAAGAAGGGGGTGATGCTCCTCGTAGAGTCCGCAGAGTAGATCTAACCTAGATAGAGGATATGTTACCACGAATCAAAATCAATTATCTCTCTGGTCAGCTTGGCACGGTGGGGACTAGCCCTGATGGGCTGGGCGCCATCGTCGCTGGAGCGACAGCTGTCGCCTCAACCTTTGAGCTGGGGATCAGCTATAAGCTTCGTAAGCTCTCGGAGCTGACAGCCCTCGGTGTTACCGAGGAGAACAATCCTGCCCTTGTGCATTTCGTGCGAGACTTCTACCGCCAGGCGGAGGAGGGTACGGAGGTCGTCGTTTATGGGGTTGATCCCGCAAAGACGATGACCGAGCTCCTTGCAAAAGAGGAGGGCGCAGTACGTAAGCTCATCGAGCGACATAGTGGGGCTCTCCGAGCGATCTTCCTCTCGAGCAGTGCGGGGGATAGCGAGGAGGCAACCGAAGGCTTATCCCCAGATGTCTATACCGCTCTCCCTGAGGCTCAGGTGCTCGCTGATTGGGCAACCTCAGAGCTGTATGCCCCCCTCTTCATCGTCATCGACGGTCGTGGCTACACGGGCAAGAACCTCAGAGACCTCTCCAAGCAGAGCTACAATCGAGTAGGTGTGCTTGTGGGGAGCACCAAGCAGGAGGATAAGGGTGCTAGCCTAGGTATCCTTGCTGGGCGTATCGCATCAATCCCCGTTCAGCGTAATGCTGGGCGAGTGCGTGATGGGGCGCTCAAGCCTGAGACCTTCTACCTCAATGGTAAGCCAATCGAGGAAGTGCAGAGTGAGATCATCGAACTCTACGAGAAGAGATATATCACCTTTCGCCGATATGTAGGTCGCACGGGCTACTTCATCGCAGATGACAATCTAGCGACATCGCCTACCGATGACTATGCACAGATCGCCAATCGTCGAGTGATCGATAAGGCATACCGTCTGTGCTATGATAGTCTCCTTGACCTCATGCTCGATGAGCTGGAGCTCAACGAAGATGGCACGCTACAGGCTCCTATCATTAAGGCTTGGGAGCAGAAGGTGGAAGATGCCATCAACCGAAGCATGACAGCCTCGGGTGAGCTGTCGAGTGAAGACGGTGAAGGCTGTCGCTGTGTCATCGATCCCAAGCAGAATGTCGTAGCAACGAGTAAGATTGAGCTCACCCTGAAGGTGCGCCCTCATGGCTATGCTCGCTACATCGATGTTGCACTTGGATTCCTTGTGACAGCATCCGAAACAGATAAGAAGTAAGCGCTATGGTCAATACGAGAGAATTTGAATGGTCGGACATCTCCCTTGTTGTCGCTGGACGTGACATCAAGGGCTTCCGTGGGGTAAAGTACTCCGAGAAGCAAGAGAAGGAAGCCCTCTATGCCAAGGGGAATAAAGCTCACTGTATCCAGTCAGGCAATATCGCCTACGAAGGGGAGCTAACCCTGACACAGAGTGAATACGAAACGCTCCGCCTTGCTATGGGGGGGAGTATCCTATCAGGGTCGCTCTCTATGGTTGTTGCTTACGGCAACCCCAGCAAGGGGGATGTGATGGTCACCGACGCACTCTCTGGGTGCGAGTTCACCGAGGACAGCACGGAGTGGAAGCAGGGGGACAAGTTCCAAGAGAAGTCTCTGCCCTTCGTCTTCCTGTCGAAGAAGTCAGTCTAACAGCATTAGAATAAGATTAGAATGGTATTTACAGCAGAACAAATCCAGCAGTACAAGGACAAGTACAAGCAGGTCTATGAGATCACCGTCGAGGATAAGAGTTGCCTCGTGCGTAAGCCTAACCGTAAGGATCTCAGCTACGTCTCAACGCAGAAGGATCCCATCCGAATGAGCGAGGTGATGCTCAATCAGATCTGGCTGGAAGGAGATGAGGAAATCCGAACGGATGACGAGCTCTTCCTCGCTGTCGTCAAGAAGATCGACGAGATCAGTCAAGTCAAGGAAGCGGAGGTAAAAAAGCTCTGAGCGATGCCGAGGTAGATGTCGTGGGGATGGAGGGCTTCCTCTTCCTCTCGACACTCCTCGAGTACTACCTCGGCATCGCTCCCGATGACCTCCCCGATGAGGTCTGGGCGTGGAAACTGCGCTACGTGAAAGATATCAGAGAACTAGAAGCCAAGGCTAATAAGGGATGAACAGCATCTTAAAGCTCCTCATCAAGCTACAGAGTGACTCGGGCAATGTGATGACCGAGGCACGCAAGGTGATTACCCAGCTGGAGAGCATCCAGGAAAAAGCCAGCTCGGTAGGGGCAAGTATTAAGCAAGCGTTCTCCCCATCTGCCCTCGGCAATTCTCTGATGTCCATCCCGGGGATGCAGTTCCTCACCAACCCCTATACCCTGCTAGCCTCGGGGATTGGAGCTATCTCGAAGATTGGAGCAGAGGCAGAGATGACTGCCACAGCTTTTACGACTCTGGTTGGAAATGAAGAGAGGGCAAAGTCCATCCTTGGAGATATCGGCAAGTTCGCCTCTGAGAGTCCATTCGGAAAGCTAGATCTCACTAGCAATGCTCAGCAGATGCTCTCTTTTGGTGTGTCAACCGACAAGGTGATGACCTACCTCAAACAACTCGGGGATATCTCGGGGGGAAGTAGGGAGAAGCTATCGTCACTGTCTCTCGTTATGGGGCAGGTGTCAGCTAGTGGCAAGATGATGGGGCAAGATCTCATGCAGTTCATTAATGCGGGGTTCAACCCGATGAAGGAGTTGCAGAAGATGCATCCCGAGCTGACCTATGAGAAGCTCCAAGAGGCGATGAGCAAGGGGGCAATCTCCGCCGACATGGTCGCCTCAGCCATTGAGCATGCAACGGCAGAGGGGGGGCAGTTCCATGGTCTTATGGATGCCACTGCCCAAACCATCGGTGGGCGATGGTCAACGCTCATAGATAACCTCCAGGAGATGGCTATTCAGCTCTTCGAGCAGATACGCCCCTTCGTGTCGAGCTTCCTTGACCTCTTCAGCAAGGCTATCCCCTACATCTCGAAGGCGATCAGTGGCTTCTTCTCGATCCTGGCGGGAGTTATCAACTTCGTGAAGGACTGGTGGAAGGAGCTAGCCCTCGTGGGAAGCATCATTGGTATTGTCGCCATAGCTATTAATGCCAAGACGATCGCCCTTACAGCCTATGCAGGTGTGATGAGTATCGTCTCTATTGCTACGCAAGCATGGACTGCGATGCAGTGGCTACTGAACGTAGCTATGTCGGCAAACCCCATCGGGATCGTGATTGTCGCCGTAGCCGCTCTGACCGCTGGGATCATCTACCTGTGGAATAAGTTCGCCTCTTTCCGTGCCTTCCTAATGACCGCTTGGGACACCTTCAAGGAGCTCGGATCGATCATCAAGGACTATGTCGTCAATCGCATCAACGAGATGCTCGAGGGGCTAGGTAAGGTCGGGAAGGCACTCCAGCTACTCCTGTCGGGGGACTTCTCCGAGGCTTGGTCAACCTTTAAGGATGGGGTTGGGAATCTAGCGGGCAAGAACTCCGCAAAGACTGCTGTTCTACAGACTAAAGAGGTCATCGAGGGGGTCAAGGGTGACTGGCAACGCAATCTCGAAACAGAGCAAGCCAAGGATCTGAAGAAGCTCGATAAGAAGACTCAGATTGAGACTCCTGCCCTAAAGGGGTCGGCATCCTCGGATAAGCTAGATCTCTCTGGCGATGGTAAGGGGAAAAAGGGAGGAAAGGGCAATAAAACAGCCGAGGCGATTGCCACTGGGGGATCTAGACCAACAACAATTAATATCTCAATAGCGAAACTCATCGAGCGATTTGAGGTGACGATGATGGATCGAGCGGACACTCAGGAGATAGAGCGTGTCGTGCTCCAGGCACTGAATCGCTCCCTCGCCATTGCAACTAGCACAGATTAAAATGAAATACTTGAGTAGCATCCTCCTTGCCCTTGGGCTCCTGCTCCTGGTGGGCTGTGGAGTACGAGTGAAGACCGTAGAGGTAGAGCGTTTGAAGGTGGAGTACAAGGATCGTCTGAAGATGGTGCGAGATAGCATCTACCAGCATGACAGTATCTACATCGAGAGGCGTGGTGACACAGTCTATCACGACCGATGGCATACCCGTTGGCGAGAGATGGTGCGTCACGATACGGCGTATATCGAACGCCGAGACTCAGTGAGCTATCCTGTTGTGGTGGAGGTCGAGAAACCTCGCTCCTGGTTGCAACGAGCCGAGATAAGCATTTACCGCATCGTCATCATCCTTCTCCTTGTCTTTGCTGGCTGGTATACCGTGCGCAGACTCCTATGGGTAAGACGACTATAAAGCATGGGCAGACGTGGTGGGATGTGGGGGTTGAGCTCGCTGGAGCGTGGGAGGCGGGGATTGACCTCGCTCTCGCTCAGGGGCTGTCTATGACAGAGCCACCGCCCCACATGCCCATCACAACCCAACAGACCTACAATAAGCCGATGGAGCGGTATTGCCATGCAGAGGGAGTGTCCCCTGCCACGCTTAATGATAACACTGGGATTCACTGGCAAATCTTCGCTCCGTCCTTCAACACAACCTTCCGCTAGATATGGCTCGTACAGTACAAGAGATCAAGACGCAGATGACCGATGCCTTCATGGCAGACCAGACAATCAGAGAGCGGTATGGACTTCGAGAGGGGGATACCTTCTCCTCCCGCTTCTCCGTGGCGAGCCTAGAGAGCATCCTCTTCTTCATCGTCGCCTCGGCGCACTACGTCCTTGAGCGGATTTTTGATCAGTTCAAGGCGGATGTCATCAAGCAGATTAATAGCTCCGTTGTAGCTACTATCCCTTGGTATCATCAGCAAGCGCTTATCTATCAGCATGGCGACAGGCTGGAGCTCGATGAGAAGACCCTGCAGTGGAAGTATCCCATAATAGATGAGAGTAAGAGGCTAGTCCGTTATGTGGCAGTCAAAGATCACGGAGGGTGTATACAGGTTCTTGTCAGTAAGGATAAGGATGGACTCCCCGAGCCTCTCACAGAGGACGAGCTTCGCTCATTCAAGGCATATATGACATCTATCAAGATTGCAGGTGTTGTGCTTGCCGTTCGATCACTTCCTGCAGATATTCTCTCCATCACTGCAAGCATACAGCTCGACCCCCTCGTCTATCTCCCCAGTGGGGTGCGCATCAGAGACGGTAAGCGCCCCGTGGAACTGGCTATCCGATCATACCTGCGAGAGATCACTTACGGCGGGGTCTTTAACAAGACCAAGCTGGTAGATGCCATTCAGCAAGTAGAGGGAGTCCTGGACGTAGACCTCGGGGAGTGTTCGGCGGAGCCCCATAGAGGAGTGCGACGTGTCATCCAAGGGAACAACTACTCGGCTCGCTCAGGGTGCTTCCTCGCCCCAACGCTCACCTCAACTCTATCCTATAACTACTGATGGACGCATATCGAGAGCTCCAGGAGCGACTCAAGAAGCTCGGAGGAAGGACACTCAGTCTCTACCAAGGTATCGTAGAGAGCGTCGAGGATGGTACATGCACCGTGATCATCGATGGCTTAGCCATACCTGATATACGCCTCAGGGCAACAACGACCGAGGATGATATGGAACTCCTAATCATACCTGCTGTAGGCTCTGGAGTCATCGTTGGTAGCCTCACTGGAGGCTTCGAGCAACTTGTCATCCTATCCATCGATCGAGCAGACCAAATCATCCTCAACGGAGGACATCGTGGGGGGCTTGTGCTGGTGCACGAGCTGACTCAGCTGGTCAACTCCTTAGAGCGTGAGCTTAATGACCTTAAGGAGAGCCTGCTCGCCTGGATCCCAACGCCTCAAGATGGCGGACTAAGTCTCAAGACAAAGCTAACTCCATGGGCTGGTCGTAAGCTGGTACTCACGCAGGTTCGTGATCTGGAGAATCCTAAAATTAAGCAATAGCATGTGGTACAACTTTGACGTGCAAAAGTTCGGGTGGCAGATGCTTCCCACTATCCTTCGAGGTGATGTGATGAGGAGTCTACTGAAGGTGCTCCTGTTGCCACTGGTGTGGCTTTTCTCCCAATTCCGACTACTCCAAGCCGAAGTAAAGGAGCGAC